GCATGCACGGGCTTTGATTCCCGTGCATCAACCAATAGTGTTATAAATGATGAAGCATCTAAACTGCTTAGTTTTCGTTTTATAGGAGCCTGAACTACCCCTATAAGCCGGTGCTAATATGTTACTACGAGTTTTTTAAAACCCGTACTGCGTATTAGTATTTTTTGGATTGCTGTTTTTAGGAGTTGCGACCCCTAATTATGGATTTTCAGAATTAAACTTCAAGTTAGATTTCATTATTTGTGAAAGTATAAGCTTAATAAACAAACCCCCCTTTATGTCGTTTATAGAATAAGGATTTGAATTCCTTTTCTATAAACACGAAATGTTATAAATTCTTGCATTCCTTGTATTTGAATGTTTGTGTAAGTGATATTAGTAGAGATTTTCGCATGTTGATTTTATCACTTATTTTAATTTGTAAAGTAGTACCTTAATTTCAATATTATTTTTTACCAAATTTTGTGTTTAATTTGGATGAATGATTTTAATATTGTTTTTAACGTCGAATAGCGTTAAGAGGTTAATATTATATATGAATAGCCGCGCAGAAAATTAAAAAACTGCGAGCTTAAAAGATCTATTCTGTAATATTGATTTTTAAATTTTATGTACGGGCGGTTAGCTGGAATTTGTCACTCCAGGAATACCGTCCTGTGAAATTTTCTTTTCTTAACGTATAAAAACTATGTCTTGCAATCGTAAAGCTAACCCCGTACGCTGACGATTCTTTTAAAGAATAAAAATGGTGGAAAAATCATATCAATATACGATCAACCCGGTAGTAGAACTTGTGGGAGAAGAATCTACTGTCCGCCACCGTTGGCTTGGTGAGCCTAATGATCCCTTTACGAATAGGATCAGTTTTGTATGCTCAAATCTACTTTGTAGAGTTGGTCTAGCAAGCAAACTAGCAGGTATTAAAAAATATAATGCGCTCATATATAAGTCGCGTTCCTGCCAAGCCCTTGTTACTCCAACGCTGTGGAGGAAAGTTTGTGTGAATACTCTTCGTGGTGACGCTCATCGAGACCACCCACAAGGTAATATAAATATTAGTCATGATAGACATAAAATTGTTTTCCAGGGTTTATCCCCTTTGGATGAAATTAGTGCTGTTTTGAGCTCTACGTTCGATCAGCGTACTGTTTCGATCATAGAAAACTCTTTAATGTTTATTAAAGTAGTTCAAGATTGTGAAACGTGGACTGGTGTTTTTTGTGCAATTGGTCTTTATTTAAAGACTTTTTCACAGAAAAACTTTTCCACACTAACATATGATCATTTAATTAAATATTTTCATCTTTCTTTACCCCAATTTCAAGGGGGGGAAGATTTTAATATATTTTCTTATTTGAAGGATTTACCAAATCATTGGGAATCTATTAAAAGTAAAGAGGTTATGGATCACATTAGGAGAATTATCTCCTTATGTGTTTCTACTGGCCTTTGCAATGCTGCGAATCTACCATTTTGTTATAAATCTTTAGATTTGTTTGCTTCGGCAGCTGAGCGTGAGCATGAATCATTTCCAGATTTTATTTCGTCTTGTATTGAGACTATTAATTTCTTTGTGGAAAAAGGTTATGCTTGTTTTCAAAGTTGGTCATTTGATCCTCTTATTTTTAATAATGCACCTTTGGTTAGGTTTGAAGCAGAGTATGCATTTTTAATTAGTGCATTACCATATTTGGAATGTGGACGCTTGTCTGAGATTGGAGTTTCTGACGAACAAGAATTTGATATTAGACTTAATAATTGTATGAACGAAGTTCAGACAATGTTAGGTACAGTTAAGAATTCTAATCGGAAGAATATTTTAGCTAGTAAATTGCAGAAATTGATGCAAATTCAAGCTAATTTTCAACTCCTTCGAGCTACTGGTGGTATTCGTACCATGCCATATTCTTTATTGTTGTATGGTAAATCTGGAGTTTCGAAAAGCAAATTGTGTCATGTTATGATGAATTTTATTTTACAAAGTAATGATTTACCACATGATGACACTAATGTTGTTGTTTTGAATTTGAGTGATGCTTTTCAGTCAGAATATAGACCCTTTCATGTAGGTGTTATTTTGGATGATATAGCTAATTCTACCTCCACTTTTGCTCCAAAAAGCCCTTGTTCCGTTATAATTGATTTTATTAATAATATACGAACTCATGCTTTAAGTCCTGAAGCACATTTGAAGGGTAAGATTCCAATTCAACCTAAAGTTGTGATTGGTACTACAAATGTTCGAGATCTTGATGCGAACATTTATTCGAATGAGCCATTATCTGTTCTTCGTCGTTTTGATATTCATGTGGAAGTCAAAATTAAGAAAGATTGTCAATTTGAACATTCCGATATGCTTGATCCACGTAAAGCGTACGATGAACTAGATAATGATATTGATGTTTATGAATTGTCTTTGTATGAGGCAGTTAAATTGGATTCAATGCAGAAAAGCAATGCGTTTGAATTTCGCCCTATATTAATGGATGGAGTTCCAATGTTGGATGTTTCTCCAATGGATCTTATGAAACTTGTTAAATTGCGTTCTGCAGAACATTATGTTATGCAGAAGAAATTTGTAGACAAGACTAATGTTACGTATAAAGAATCTTTGTGTGAGCATGGATTTTTTGCTGCGTATTGTAGTACTTGCTTAGAATTTCAAGGTGCTGGTTCCTTTTTGGAACGAGTAGTTATTAAGAATCCTTTTAAGGATAATTGGTATTTTAAACTTTACACTATATATTTAAGTTTTGGTATTTCAGGCATGGTATTTATATCAGCCTGTACTTTACTTATGTTTATATGTCCAGTGTTGATTTTAATTATCATTCCTTTTTTCTTTTTGTCTTATTTTAAATATTGTTATAATTTTGAACAGCTTAGTGCTATTTCATTATTAGATATTTATGAGAAGGCTAGAAAGGATATTAAACCCTTGGCATGTTTGAAAGTTTTTCTAGGTTTAGTGATCTTAAGGAAATTATTTTACACTTTTTTCCCAAAAATTATTAAGCCTGAAGCTGTTGGTCTTGCAGAAGGTGAATCTATAGTTGATCCAAACACTCCTAATGTTTGGGCTACTATACACCCGACTAAAATTAAATATTCTTCCTTAAGTCGTAGTATAAATTCGAAAGAATTGAGTACTATGGTTTTATTTAATGTTTTTACTATCAGTTATCCAGGTCTTAAGCTTAATGGCTTAATGCTTAAGAGTGGGCTTATGCTTATTCCAAAGCATTTTGTTCCTAAGACTAGGACTTATGTGACTGCTGTTAGAAATTTTAATATTATAGGTTGTAATTTTAAATTTTGGTTGCAAGCCTCTGATTGTCATGAAATCAATGATGATGTTGTCATGATTTATGTTCCTGCTGCAGGTTCTTATAAAGATTTGACACCTTATTTTAATGATCATATATTTTCACAAACGCAAGTATATTTTGTGACTAAATGTAAAAGGGAGGAGATCATGGAACTCTGTGGTATCTCCGACCCTATTACCTTGGAAGTCGAAGGTAAAACTTTAAAGAATGTTTTTAAAGTAGTGAATGATTCATTCACTTGGACTAAAGGCATGTGTGGCGGTGCCTATATTACGGATCATAAAAATCCGATAATTGTAGGTTTGCATTCCGCCGGATATGTTGATGGTTCTTCTGGATTTGGTCTCCATATTTCTTCTGAGAAATTGAAAGAAGTGTGTGAGTCTATAACTCATAAAGAAGTTTATTTTCAAGTTTCTGATGAAGGGGAATTGAAAACAACCAAATATGGGATAGATTATACTCCTAATGGTGTAATTCGTGATTCCAGTCCGTCTTTACATATTCCTAATGGTTTACCAGCTTCACTTATTAATTTTGGATCTCATCCAATTTGTGGAGGCCCAATGAAGAGCGATATCATTGAAACTTTTGTTTCTCCTGATATTGCCCTAGCTTGTGGTGTTCCAAATAAGTGGGGTAAACCAAATTTTTACCCTAGATGGGCACCTTGGCAAGCCTCTCTTGCCTCAACTGTTGATCCTGCTATTGGATTTCCTCATGATGTTTTGGAATTTGCGTATAATGATTTTATTGGTAAAATAGATCAACAATATACGTATACTACCTTGACTCCTTTGGATAATCAAAGTATAATCAATGGTAAAGACGGTGTTAAATTTCTTGATGCAATGAAACCTTCAACTTCTTGTGGGTTTCCAATCAATAAATCTAAGTCTAACTTTCTTACGTTCGTACCTAATGATAAATCACAGTCTTGTGTCAGAGTTTTGTCCCAACAATTTTGGGATGAAGCTGATGATATGGAATTGTTATATTTGCAGGGTAAGAGAGCATATCCCGTTTTTAAAGGTTGTTTGAAGGATGAACCTACTGTTATCACTAAGGATAAAGTTCGTGTTTTTCAAGCAGCACCAATAGCATTGCAATTAATTTTGAGAAGATATTTTCTTCCTATTTGTCGGGAGATATCTATTAGATCAGAAATTTTTGAATGTGCTGTTGGAATTAATTGTCATAGTCCTGAGTGGCATAAGTTGCATAATCATCTTTTAAAGTATGGTAAAAAGCGTGTGGTTGCTGGTGATTTTAAGACTTACGATCTTAAAATGCCGGCACATATGGTTTTACTGAGTTTTAAAATTTTTATTCATATTGCTCGTATGAGTGGTTACGACAATCGTTCGTTGACTATTATGCAAAATGTTGCGACTGATGTGGCATTTCCAATGATTGATTTTAATGGAGAACTCATGCAGTTTATGTGTGGTAATCCATCTGGTCAAAATCTAACTGTTTATACTAATAGTTTGGTTAATTCACTTTATCATCGGTGTGCTTATTACGAGTTAGTAATAAATCCACCGCTTTTTCATAATGTGGTTTCTATGATGTCCTATGGCGACGACTGTAAAATGTCTGTTAAAGTGGGATATGATAATTTTAATCATACTAGTATAGCAAGTGTTTTTTGTGCTGTAGGTATAGTTTATACTATGGCAGATAAGAACGCTGCTTCAGTGCCTTATGTTGATGATGAGAAAGCTGCATTTCTTAAAAGGACATCTATTTGGTGTCCTGCTTTGAAATTGTATGTTGCAGCATTGGATGAAACTTCAATTTTCAAATCATTACATACAATGCATGCTTCTGCTTTAGTGGGTGAAGGAGCCCTCACTAAAGAACAGCATGTGTCTCAAGTATTTGATTCTGCCTTGTCGGAATGGTTTTTCCATGGCAGGTTCTTATATGAAATGAGGCGTGAACAACTTCGTAAGGTTGCTCGTTCTCATAATTTTTCCTTCTTTGTTCCTCACTTGGCCATGAATTATGACCAATGTGTTTCGAATTGGAAGGAGAAGTACACGTCACCAGGGCGGACGTAAGTCCCTGGTCGCAGCACCTATGCTGCGGTTCGTACAAAATAGGGGCACTAATATATATCAGTTATAATACTCTAAATATCCGTTATAGAGTAGCTAGAGATTAGTGTTTACAAATTTGCCGTAATGGCCGTTCCTTTTTAGGATCAGACTTGATTAGTCACATGGAGAACATTTGGTTGGGGCCTAATTCAGCCCTTTCACGAATCATATCGAATTACGACAACTAAATCAACGGGAACCCTACCCTTAGGGCGAAGCGGCGCTTCTCAAACGACCTCAAGCACTCCCTCTGTTGCGGGAGCGGGTGCTGCACCATCGGGCATGCGCCCGAATTCTAATGTTTTGGGATCAACAATTGACCAAACTACAGCTTTTAGCGAATGCTGTAATTCTTGGAAACTTGCTGGCCCTGGATTAGATGATCCGACTTTCAATGATTTGAAAAACGTAGATTCCACTTTGAGTCAATTTTTGTCACGACCTATCGTGCAAAATTCAATCGCGTGGAATATAGCCCAACAGGGCGAATTACATGAAGAAGCTGTATGGGCTCATTATTTGAACAAAAATTCAGTTCTTCGAAAAACTTCTAATTTTTACGCAATTAGAGGTAATATGCATGTTAAGTTTACTGTTAATGGAACACCTTTCCATTATGGTAGTCTTTTGATGCATTATAATCCTTATAGTGGTTATGATGACATTGGTGCTGCTACATTGTCTAATCTTCAAAAGACAATTCAAGCTTCAATGAGACCTCATATCTATTTGGATCCAACAACTAGTACTGGTGGTGAGATGATATTGCCATTTTTCCACATTTTTAATGGAATTGATTTGATTACAAATGGTGGAGCAGCTGATGTTAAAGCAGAAGCTTATAAAATGGGTTCACTTGCAACTCAAGTCATTGTTCCTCTCCAACATGCAAATGGTGGAAAGGAGGGTGTCTCAGTTGTAACAACAACTTGGATGGAAGATGTTGAATTGTGTATTCCTACAGTGGCAAATCCTGGTTATGCTAAGACTGTTATCTTTCAAGGAGATGACGAGTATGGTACTGGTATTATATCAGCACCAGCCTCTGCTGTCGGTTTTGTGGCTGGTATGGCTGCAGATGTTCCTATTATTGGAAAGTTTGCTAGAGCTACTGAAATAGGGGCTAAAGCAACTTCTGCAATAGCAACATTATTTGGTTTTTCTAAGCCTGTCACTTTAGAAGCCGATAAAACAATTGTGGTTAATAATTTCTCTCATATCAGTGCCTCTGCTGGTACTGATATGTCAGAGAAATTATCTGTTGATCCTAAGCAGGAATTAACCATAGATCCCAGAACTACTGGTTTGGGTGAAGTGGATGAGTTATCTATCCAATATATTGCTTCTAAGGAATGTATTTTGGGGATACTTGATTGGGATGCCACTCAAGTTGAAGATGCAGTGTTAGGGCAAATTCGTGTTTCTCCTTTTTTCCATGTTTATGGGGCGGGGCGAATTGCGAGTCCTTGCTATTTTGCAAGTCTTCCCTTTACTTATTGGAGAGGTACCTTAATATATAGATTTCAAGTGTGTGCATCTACCTTGCATAAAGGTAGATTGCGCATTTCTTGGGATCCATATTTTTATGGCCAGGAAGATTCTAAGGAGGATATGAATGCACGATTTACAAGAATTGTCGACCTTTCAGAAGAGAGAGATTTTGAAGTCGCCATTGCTTGGAATAGACATTCAGCTTATTCTCGTGTTGGCGGTTTTGGTTCAACTAATCCCTTTATTAAGGAAGGGGTTGGAATTGTTCCAGCACCTGCTAATGATAATGGGATTTTACAAATTGCTGTCTTTAATAAATTGGCACTAGTTTCAGATGCAGATACTTCTAATCCGAGTATTATTGTCACCTGTAGAGCTGGTGATGATTATGAAGTTGCAGTCCCAGAAGATAATTTTGGGAGTGTGACTATTTATAACCCTGGTGTGGCGCGAGTCCGTACTCATTCGTCTCCTGATGTAGAGTTTCAAGGTGACGATAATGTTATGAAACATGAGTTGTTAGGAGATGAAGTTATAGGAGGTGCTCCTGAAGTTGCTGCTGTTGAAGTGGCTGAAGTGGGGGCATCTGGTGTTGCTAATCAACAGAATCTGGTTTATTTTGGTGAAAAGATTGTGAGTTTTAGGCCTTTGCTTAAAAGGTATAACTTTCATGCTCTTCATTATCAGGCATTTGTTCCAAATATGGCTACAGCATTGGTGATGGATTCGCAACCCAATTTCCCCTATTTTAGGGGGCATGCCCCTGCTGGGGCATCAATGAATTATGCTAAGGATGGTAAACCATATAATTATTCAAAGACTACTTTGATGAATTACCTCACACCAGCTTTTGCTGGTGTACGAGGTTCAATTCGTTGGAAGTATGCTTTGTTAAATGCTGCTGGTAATTTTGGTGGAACACTTAAAGTGATTCGTAAGAGTCACGGGGCTATTCCTTCAACTACCATACGCAATATATCAGATGAAGTGTCTATGTTAAATAACATGCACTTCATGGGTTCAACCCATCCTGGTGCTTCTGTCGTAGACTTACAACACAATAGCGTTGTCTCAGTTGACATCCCATTTTATTCAATGGGACGTTTTACGAGTGCACGTAGTGTTAATACGTTTATGAAAGACATTGCTACAAATACCACACACCATCATGTGATTGAAGCAGTACTCGCTCGCCGTGACGATACGGTGAACGGGCAGATTACTATCCAAGGATATGTAGCTGCTGGAGAAGATTTTAATCTTTTCTTTTTCGTCAATACTCCGCTGATGTTCATTGCGAACGATCCAGCGGCGTAACAAAAATCCTGAGTGAGACCTCAGGTAGGGTTTACTACACTTTTGTGTAGTACGTCCTTGCCTCTGGGTAAAATTGTAGAACTACTGAATAGTTTTTTATATTTTGCCCATTTGGGCAGAATGGAATTTTTAATATTCAATTGGTTCTCCAATTTTCAATGAGGCAAGATTTGTATCTTGGTCTCGTTATGCA